TCACTTCTTCTTCTTACCCGAACCTTTATGTGCCGAATCTTTCATCAACTTCCCGTTCGGCATGTAATGGTAGCCAGCAGGAGCCTTCTTCTTTTTCATCGGCATCAGCGTTTCTTGCCCTTCTTCACTTTCGATTCTGCCGTAGACAAGGCAGGACCAAACGACTTGGAACCAGGACCGTTTGACTGAGCGGACTTCCCGCCCTTCTTCTTCATGTAAACGCCACCGTAATGTGCCATGTCACTTCTTCTTTCTTGATGCCCAAGCATTATCAACTAGATTCGGATACGGACGGCCAGCTCTCGCAGCACGGGCTTTCGCTGCTTTCTTCTGGACATCAGACAAACCCTTTGACTTTTTGACAGGGCTTGGCTTATCCCAAAACGCTTTCTTTGCTACCATGCTTTGCAGCTCCAATAGCGTGCCTGTGTTTTAGGACCCGGACTATCGCAGTTGTGGCGTGCATCAAACGACTTTTTACGGGCAGGATCTTGCTTCTTGATCTTCATGTTCGGATCACCAAACATAACTTTCTTAACCCGTGAACCGTCCTTCACATACACGACAGACTTCTTGCGGCCATAACCAGGTTCACCCTTACGGATACGACGAGGAGAATCCAACTCCACGTTCTTGCCCTGATACACAGCCATGCGCTAATTGTACTACAGAATGCCAGTCTCTACCTGCGAGCGGTGGGTAGCTTTCTGCTCGATTTCCCTCGCCCCATCAATTTTGGCTGGTTGCAAACCGTCCTGTTTGAGCCGCTTATAGGCATCCATGTCTTTAGACCATTGACGTTCTGTGGCTTCAATACGATTATTTTCGATCTTTCGGGACGGCATTGATGACGCTGCGAACGAAACGCCCGCAATCCGACAGCCGAAACAGCCTTCAATATCAAGCGTTGGATGTACTTCACGATGTTTCATAGTCACGAAATATAGTCGCCGTAACCCGCAGCAGTAAGACTTGCCGCTTCGGTAGCGGAAACTTCATGGTCGTGACCCCCTTGATAGGTGTGGATAACTGTTGACATATCTGACGGTTCTGATTCTACATAGGTGCCGTCATCAAGTTTGTAGATGTTTCGTCCACGGGGGTTTGGCCGGTAGTGCTGTAGGAACCGGAACGCTAACCGTTGTTCTTCGTTCCACGGGATATCCACATCAAAATCTGAGAAGTGGTGAAGGTTGTCGGTGGGTGGTGTGAATGTTGCCATCAGGTCACATCGTATCCTGCTGCTACTAGGTCTGCTTTTTCTTCTGCGGTCACAAAGTTTTCGTGTGAACCGAAATAGATTTTGACGACAGCGTTGTCGTTGCGTGGATCTATTGAGGTGTAGGTTCCGTCGCTGAGTTTGTAGACGTTGAGTCGGCGTTCGCCGGGGGTGAGCCGTGAGAACAGCCGGTTTGCTGGGGTTGCGGAATGGTAGTTTGCCCACGGGAAGTCGGCTTCGACGGGTGGCCGGAAGATGAAGCTCTTTGTCCAGGTGGCTGGGATGTCTGCTCCGTTGCCGGTGTTGCTTGCTTCACGGAACACGAAGCGTGCGCCGATGGAGGTGGCTGTGCCTGTTCCTGTTCCGGTTGCTGTGCGTGGGGCGATGTGTAGTCCGCTGGCGGTTTGGGTGCTGTCACCTGAGCCTGTAGCGGTGCGTGGAGCAATATGGACACCGATCGCAGTTGAGGTGCCTGCCCCTGACGCGCTGCCTGTAGCGAACGTGGTGCGTACCTGGACAACAGCAGAGGTTCCGTCACCCTCGCCGGTTGCTGTTCGGGGTGCGATGTGTAGTCCGGTTGCGCTGTCTCCGGTGCTTGCGCCTCCGCTGCCGTATGCGGTGCGTAATAGTTTGTGCAGGATGGCGTTGTTGGATGTGCCTGTTCCGCTGCCTGTGGCGGTGCGTGGCGCAATATGTAGGCCGGTTGTAGCAGAGGTTCCTGTGCCGTCGCCGGTTGCTGTGCGTGGGGCGACGTGTAAACCTGTTGCTGTTGAGGTGCCGGTGCCGTCACCTGTGGCGGTGCGGAACGCTATGCGAACACCTATGGTTGTGGAGCTGCCGGTGCCGGTTCCGGTAGCGGTGGTGTCGAGTGTGCGTGACCCGTTGTAGCCGGTCGTATTCGTAGAATACGTCAGGGCTGTGGATGCGTAGCCTTGTGCGACGTTGGCGGTGGTGCCTTCGTAGGTGAGTTGTTCCCGGTCGTATAGGTAGTCGGGGTTGTCGTAGTCTTGTTCTACGGTGTTTCCGGCGTACGTTATGTGTTCTTCGTAGTCGGTGGAGGATTCGTACAGCCGACTCATCGGTTACTCCTGTGGCGGGTCAGGGAACTCGGCTTGTTCGTTACGTTCCACAACAGACAGCACCTCCGCATCCAACACAACCTGCTCCTTGTTCGCTGGGATACTGACGATGTTGGGGTCAGCAGTCATGCGTTCAACTTCCACAGCATAAATAGCGTCAACACCTCGCTGTGCTTGACTGCCTGCGGCGTTCTGAATCCAATCTTGAGGGTCATCCACCAAGTACCGAATTGCCTTATCTTCTGCTTCTGTCAAAGTGATTGTGTATGTAGCCATGATGTTTCTCCCTATGCGATCTTTGCTATTGAAAACTGGTTGAAGCGGTCAGAAGATGTGTTGTAGATTTGTCCTTCATACAACCTAAACCTGATGGTGCTGTTCGCTGTTAGGTCAACGATTGAGTCAAGACACAAAGTTCTGTACCCAGACCCAGACGAGGCATAACAGTGACCGTAGTGGGAAGAGTTCGCTGGTGCAGAGTTGTTGATGCCGATAAGAACACGTAAATTGCCAGAACTTCCGTGCATAAACGGGTTCAAGGTAATTCTGTATTTGCCCGCAATAGGAACTGTGAACACACCAGCCGAGTAAGTGATACCACCTTGATTCTCCCAGAACTCATTGAACAATAGGATTGTGTCACCAGTCGGACTGGTCATCGCCGTGCCCATCTGCCCAGAAATAATCGGGTTGCCCGAGTCAATAGCACCGTAGACCGATAGCCCGTACTGCGGTGCATCCTGCCCACCCCAACCAGTCGGATAGCCAATGTTCACATTGTTGTAAAGGTGAATCAGTTGATTGCTCCCGTTCGCTGACGGTAACTGTCCACGGATACCAGACTGGATACGCAAACTCTCGGTAGATCGTGTCCCCGTCACATTCGACCCGATGTAGACGTAGTTACCTTCGTTTTGCAGAAACAAAGTGTCTAATGAACTGTTATTGCGTGCGAGTATCTCGTTGCTGTCAATAACGATGTTGTCGCCTGATGTTTCACCCACCTGCAAATAGCCTGAACCAGCAGTCAGCGAGGCATCAGTGCCTCCCTCCACATGCAGGGGAACTTCAGGTGACGTTGTACCGATACCGACACGCTCATTCGCATCATCAACATGCAACGGCGCACCATCCAACAACGCAGTCTCAATCGCCTCAACCGCATCATTCACATCCGCATGTTGAGCAGAATGCGACGGCGAAGCCATCGTCGAGCTGGATGTCGGGTTCGTAAAGTTATCTATGCTGGACGGAAAATTCGTAGTCATGCAGGCACCTCGGGAGGAGTAGGCGGATTAGCCTCATGCTCGGCTTGACGCTCAGCGGCAGACAACAACGTGCTACCAGCAATAATCTGTTCCCGATCAGCAGGAATAGAAACAACCTCAGGATCAGCCAACAGGCGTTCTGTTTCATCCTTGACCATTTCATCCATCGCCTCACGGCAACGATTAGCAACAAGATTTTCAACCCATTGTTGAGGGCTGACAGCAACATAGCAAAACGCTCGGTATTCGATGTCTGTCATCGTGACGGTAATGTCCATTGATTTCACGCTACTTTCATTATTAAACCGCAGTTATGGTTGACCGGATAAACACCTACGTTGCCGCCCGTAACACGGATATAGATTTCTAGGAAATCGCCTGCAACACAATTAATAAGAACAGTGCCACCCGAATTTTCCCAAGGGCCATCGTGACTGAAATGGGTGTAAGCCACAACAACACCACCCTTCTTAAACTCGTAGTAGCCGTAACCTGGGGCTGGTGATGATAAAGCAGAAACAGACATCATGTAAGTTCCGCTTTCAGGAACCGTGTAGACACCTGTGCTAGTGTTGTAACCGCCCCCGACATTGACTAACAGGTTGCTCATTACGTAATTAGAATTAGCAAAGTAACTACCACCTATATTCGCGTAACCAGATACGCGAGGCTGGTTTGGCATTGAAACATGACCAGCGTTTGTAACACTTACTCCAATGTTGAATGTTGGTTCCGCGCCTGCTGTAGTTGAAGCGGCTGTGCCGACAGCAACGCCGCCATTGTCAATACCGATGAATCCTGAAACACCAGTATTGATTGTCTCAAATGCACCTGTGCCACTGTTACCTGTCGAGTTCATCGTGAGGTTCGACGCTAGATACAGTTGGTTCTGCCCGTTCGTGTTTGAGAACATGATCTCGCCACGAGGAAACGCAACACCTCCATACTGCGGATGACCTGAATATGTTCGGCTTGTATCACCGACAAATAAATCACCCATGACTTCCAGCGTGTTGTTAGGTGTAGTTGTACCGATACCAACATTGCCAGAGTTGTCAATACGCAGACGCTCTGTATCTGCAGAGTTAGCAATCCTAAATTCGGCCTGCAAAGGGCTATCCTGTTTTGCCCTAAGAATCATTCCCCAGTTGGCATCTGAGTAAATAGAACCAGCAACATACTCGCCACCAGAGCCAATCGTTACGCTGTCATCAGACAGGATACTTCCAGCAACGTGAAGTGTCGTGCTAGGTGTCGTTGTACCAATACCTACTCGTTCGTTAGCATCATCAATATGTAACGGTGCGCCATCCAACAACGACGTTTGCACCGCTTCCATAGCGTCATTAATATCGGCATGTTGTTGATCGTGCGGCGGATTATCTAACGTGTCAGCTGACGTAGGGTTCGTGAACGCATCAATGCTGGACGGGAAGTTCGTGGTCATTGTGGTGCCTCAGGGAACTCGGCGGTGTCTGACGGTTCCCATGTTGCAGGAAAGTCCCTCAGGGCTTGACGGTAGGTTGCCCACGCTTCACGGTTACCAGTCGGATCATCATGGGTTTGAGTCCAATCAGACTCGGCCAACAAACGATCACGCTGGTGGCGCATACGACCCACATACAAATCAAGCGAAACATTCTGTTGGTCAAACGGTGACGTTAAATCCATTACGGCTTCTCCCCTATGATGGTACAAAATAGTTCGTCGTTGTTTGCCCAAGTTATCGGAGATGTGCTAGTGCAAATAAAACCGCCGTGATACCTGAAATTAAAAATTGTGTTACTGCCGCTGTGGTATGGCATAACTGCGGTGTGAACTAAAGTGTTAGCGTCGTATGTTGTCCCGTACCCGCCAGACCAAAACGAGGTGAGAGTGGCATCCATTGCCGCCGCTGAAGGAACGATGAGTTGCAAATCCCCGCTACCGCTTACGCTGTTAACGCGCAACATTGCTTGAATAATTACCAACTCTTTAACAACCATGTAGCGACCAGTTGCAACATTAGGGTTAATTGTGCCAGAAGTAAATGACCACGTTGGAGTGAAATTAATCCATGTGCCGATGGCGTTTAGTTGGTAATCAAGCGACGAAGTAACCGCCGAACCATCAACACCAACCTTCGACTCCAAAGCCTCAACAGCATCATTCAAATTAGCGTGCTGAGTAGCATGAGGAACCGTAACAGAATCCATCGCATCCGAAGCAGACGGATTCGTGAACGAATCCAAAGAACCCGGAAAATTAGTTGCCATCAGTCCAACGTCAACGTCAACGAAGTAATCTGAAACGTATCACCAGCCGTCACAGCAGCAGACGAAGCCAACGCCCCAGACCACAACGCATTACCAGCAGACGAAGCATCCCACAACGACCAATGCGAATAAGTCTCAGACGTAGAAACATTCGTCCACTCAACAGTCCCAGACGAAACCATCGAACCACCCGAAGCTGCACCAAACGACACAGCCTTCCGAGTAGTCTCACCAGCCGCATTAGCCGTACCATCCTCACCCGGATCACCCGTATGCAACTGCAAATACGCAGCAGAAACACTGAACGCAGTACCAGAAATCGCATCCAGCAACTTGTTCTCAGCATAATTAGAAATACTCATGTCAACTCCTAGTAGTCGTCACTAAATAATAGCACCCCAGAAAGAGCGAAGCCCCCCGCCGAAGCAGGGGGCAACGCAACCAGGGTCAACCAGATCAGGCGTTAGCACCGATGCTGGACGATGACTCGATACGACGGAGGCTTGCCTCACGGAAGCGACCGTAACCACCGAGCCAGTACCAACCGATTGGACGGAAACGCTCAAGGGTGTCAGTGATAGGACCACGGACAATCTTCGGAAGCGCACCGTTACCATCAACGATTGAGTGTGCCTTAGCGAGAGCCTGACGGCCCATCACCAACGTTGCGTACACATCAATGGTACCGGCTGAACCGGATCCGTTTGATGCGTTAGCAAACAGAGGTGCGCGTGGTGTCTCAATGAAACGGACACCCTCAAAAGCACCAATCTCACCGTTGTAAATCATGTCGGTGTCAACATAGACGTGTGGGTCACGCCATGCTGCTGCGCCGGTCTCTGAACGGAGGTCATAGGAAACGTCCGGGTGGATGAATCCCATGTACAAACCGTTGAACGTTGGGACGTTCGCTGCACGCAACTGTGCGGTTGCCTTACGAATGTCGTTGGCTTCCAACTCGTCTTCCACAGCAACGGTGGTACGAGAACTTGGGGTGGTTGCACCGCCGCCGCCATAAGCGACATTGGAACCAGCCTTCAACACGTCAGCAACAATGGTGTCAAGTGACGAACCGGCGTTGTAACCGATGACGTTCGCTGCAACAGTGTCAACGTCAAGGAACGAGGTGCCACGCAGCTTAGCGGTCGTAGCAACAGCGTTACCGTATTCGTTGAGGGTCACTGTCACTTGGCTGTCGCTCATCGCAACAGCAGTAACGTCTGACGTTTCGGTGAGGGCTGACGTTGCTTCAGCAAGATCGTTGAAGATCGTGAACGTAACCGACGTACCAGGCATCGCCTGCTGGGTCGGCTGAACGTCTGCTACAGCGTCAAACAAAAGTTCTGAACGGAGCGCAAAATATGCGAGCCGATCAAATGCCGCCTGATCGACGGATACTGATGACTGTTGGGTATATGCCATTGGGGATCAAACCTTTCGGAAAGAGGAAGCCCCCTAACGGTTAGAAGGCTTCGGATTGTGCTTGGGCTTCGGCCAGCAACTTTTCAACTTCCGCTTGAGACTTTGCTTGCGAAATGCGTTGAACAAAATCGACAGGAGGTTCACTGTCTGAACCTGCCGCAATCTGGTTCGTCCGATTCCACGTTCCGGCTTCCTGCTTGATGCTTTCAGCCTGCGTGTCTTTCAGAAGTCCTGCTTCGATACCTGCTTCACGGATAGCGTCAGCCGACAGTTCACCGTCATACGCTTTCACGAAATATTTGGAGATCGGCAACTCAGGGTCAATACCTGCTTTGACGAACGCCAACTCTCGTGCCGCGCTAGACGCTGCATCTGCTTGCGCTTTCAGTTCAGCATTTTCTGCTTCCAGCTGCCTCATCCGATCGCGTAACGGATTTCTGCCTTCTTGCTCTTCATCGAAGTTGCTGTCCATATGTACACTCCTTTGCCCAATCACCATCCGGAGGCAGATAGTGACGCTGCTATTTCTCCCTTGCGGGGTTCCTGCCCACCGTGGGCATCGGGACAATCATATCACAAGTTATTGAAGTCCGGTGAGTTCTGCGCCTTGACCTGCGAAACCGCCACCTTGCTCGAAAGCTGCTTGACGGCGACGGCCACGTTGACGTAAACGTTGCTGTGCCGCAGCGGATGTGCCGAACACCGCACCGATTTGTTCCTGTTGCCCGAATGCCTGCTCCCCGGCCTGCGCTTCTTCCGTGGTTAAACCAAAGATTTCCTGGCCTGTTTCGATAGCCTGGAAACCAGCTTGGGCTTGCTGTTCAGTGATACCACGACGTGCAAGTTCTTCTGCTGTGCCAACACCGATACCCATACCGGACTGTGCAGCGGCTCCGGCGATCTGTGCGGCTCGAGCCTGGGTTTCAAGTATGGGGCGTGAACGTTCTGGGTCAAGGAAGTATGCGGCCAGCCCACCGTCGTCAATGTTGTACAGGCGACGCATTTCTTGAAGCACGACAGGGTCTGCGTTAGCTACTGCTTCGTATGCGTTTTGGACTCGGCCAGCTACCTCTTCTGGTGAAACATCGTTAGAAATGAGTCGGTCGGTGATGTCTTTGTCGTTAAACATTTGTGATGGTAGACCGCTGTTACGGAACAGTTGCCGGTAACGGTTTTCTTGTGACAGGTATTCGGCTTCTGACAGGGTGTTAAGTCCCGCACGTCGGCGTGCCTCGTTACCTGAGAAACGTTGCTTGTATTGGTCAGTTTCACGAATCCGGCCAACCAAAATGTTTTGATCCAAGATGTCTTCGTCAAACACCATGCTGTTAACAAAATTAGACAGCCCTTCAAGACCGTATGCGCGCAACGTGTCTTCAATGATTTGGTATGCGGAACGTTGATCGGTGTCTTGGATCAGTTCTGTCATCCCGCCGACTGCGTCTGTCATGCTCATTAGATTCTCCCAAACATATTGGCGATCTTGTTACCAACTTCGTATGCCCTGGAACGGGCTTCGGTCGTGTTCTGGTATCCCAACGATTCTGTTTTACGCAGGTAATCTCCCCATTCACCCATGTTCATCAGGCGTTGCTCACCTGTTTTAGCGTCAGGGACGTAAGTGATCGCTTGTACCCATTCAGGTTTTGCCATGTCAATTGAGTTAACGTCGCGCTCGAGGATGTCTGCCGCAATGTTTTTGTAGCTTGCGGTGATGTCTTCGAATGTGCGTCCTGCGTCGAACTGTTCTGCAAGCGGAGGGTACAACGATTTGCCGATAGTCATTGCGTAGTCCTGGAATGAACCGAGGGTTTCTTCTCCGACAGCAAGTTTGTTGACAAACGAGTTGAACGTCTGGTCTGCGAGAGTGACACCGTATTGTTTTGCGAGGCTGCGTACGGATTGACCGTAATAGCCTTCTCGTAGCTGTGTCGCTCCTTCGCTGCCGCCTTCAGTTGCTGCCATACCGATAGCGTTCGTGATGGTTTGTGCTCCCCATCCGAGTCGTTCTGAATCTAACGCAAGTTTTTGTAGCGTTGCGTCCGATAACCGTATACCGAGGTTCAATGCTTCGGTTTGGATTGCTGTTGCGGCTTCGTCAACTTTTGCTTGGTAGCTGGCTGGGTCGAGTGCGCTGGCTGTGTCCCATTCGCGTGCTGCGGAAGTGGTGGTTTGATACCAGTTTGTGCCTCGTAGTTCGGCAGCAAACTTTTGTTCTGTCCAGCCTTCTTGCGCTGACTTTTTTAATAGTTCAGCAATTTCAGGGTTGTTTTTTACAATGGCGTAATACTCGGGGTACATTTCCTGGGCTGCGGTTTCCCAATCAACCGGGACAGGTGGTGTTTCTGCAACCGGGGCAGTGACGGCACCGGGAACGCCGCCAACGCCATCACCAGTATCAACAGTTGTAGCTGCGCTACCTTCACCAATTTTTTGCAAAACAGGTTTTGATTGCAGCGGATCATAAACCCATTCATATCCGGGAGGGGCCGTATAAGGTTCCCGTGTTGTTGGAGGAACCCCAAATTCTGCTCCCGCTAAAGCAGCCTGATCAATGCCATCGCCAGAAGGACCAGCATCTGATGGGGTAGCGCCTTCAGTAGCGACTTGCCGATCTTTTTCAGGACCGGCGTAATTCCCTAGCAAACCAGCATTTCTAGCTTCCCCTACAGTTAACGATTCAACAGTTGATGTTGCAGGGTTATAGTAAGGAAATTTTGGTTCTTCAAAGGCGCGTGCTTTCTCTACAGCATCCTCAATCAAATCAATGCGTTGAGCAGATTCTTTCAACAAACCTGCACCCAACAAATCTTTAACACTAAAATCCTGGCCGGTAGCGATTTTGTCAAGTAACCGTCTACCGGACAAAGTGACACCAGCAGGCAAATTAGACGACGAATATCGCCCTGTTTGAGAAACTGTGTTCAAATACTGTTGTGCTCCGGGCGACAAATACTTAATTATTGTCACCAGTACGCGGTTGCCCACAAAATCGAGTGCCATCAGATTGCTCCTATGTTACGCATCAACATATCGACCGAACCCAAATACTTGTAAGCCTGAGCCTCATCAGGTGCAGCCTGGGTAGCGAACTGTTCAGCAGCAACATCAGCAGAAGGTGCAGAAGTCACAACACCAGAACCAGCCTGCTGATACTGCAACTCGGCCTGCTGATAAGACGACACAAAACGCTGCCCCTCATCCTCAGTAAACTGACGGCCCAACGTCTTTTTAGCAACCTCATTGCCGACAGCAAGAATGTCGCCAGGAGCAGACACCCTATACCGTGGGGCAGCAGTAGCCATCGCCGGAGCACGCATACCCAGTTCACGCAACGTCACATCGTAAGTGCGCCCAATAACATTAGAAGCTTCCATCAGCTCGCCAATAGCAGACAACTGCTGTGCTCGAGTATTCACTTTGTAACCGACGTTTTCCATCAGACCCAGCAAACCATCAAGCTGTTCTTGAGGTAGAGACAAATAGAGTTGAAGCGGATCGTTGCGTAGGTTGTAGTTACCTGGCTTACCTGATTGATCGTAAAATTCGAAACGGTTATTTGCGTTGACAAGCCCTGGACCTGTGTAGTCCTGGCGTTGACCGTCAATTACAACTTGTCGTGCAGGCGGCTGATACGGGGTATCCGGGGCAGGCGCATAAAACGTCGGTGTACCCAAACCCAACGGATCAACATCATTTGTGCCGTCATCAATTTGACTCATCAGAAATCAACCTCATCAAAAAAGACTCGTGTCCATACTCGTTCAAACTGTGAATTTGGTTGAGATGTCAACGTGTCACCTACTTTCCGTAACCATTGTCGCAGATCGGCGTTACTTTTGCGGGTGAGCAAACTACCAGTGTCAACACCATCGTTGCGTTGAATAGCTACAGCCAACGCTTGTTCACGGTAAACGTTATAAGTACGCACCGAACGGGCAATCGCATTGTTCTGCAAACTAGGAGCATTCTCTGATGCATCAATGATCTGAGCAAGAATCTGTTGACGTTCATTAATGTTCAACGGCTGGTACTTGAAACCAGGAAGACGATTCTCCAGATCGGTACGGTACTGGCGAAGCTCGGCAGCTGTACGATCAGAAAGATCGTCACCTAACTCTCGTACCTGTTGGATGTACAACGCCTTGCCGACCACTGCTTCTGCGTCTTGCTGCAAAATAGCTGGGTCGGTGATACGGTCACGCGCCCCAGACCTGAGCTGACGCAGATAGGTTGACAACTCAAACTCGCCGCCCGAAGTAGCGAAATATCCGTACACCGTGGGGAACGCTTCAATCACATCTTTATTGCGACGCTCCCAATCACCGAACACATCAGTGGCTTGCAAACCCTGAACGTTGCTGTTTGACAAACCTGGCATGTACATCATCGCTTCTGAACCGAACGTCTGCAAGAAATTGACCACAGCGTTTTCGTAGTCCTCTTCCTGCATAGTGCGGAACACCGAAGCAAGAATTGATGCAGGGACATTGTTCTGCACAAACAGTTCAACATCTTTTACAGTGACATCGCCCTCAAATTTGGTTGGAACCAGAAGTTCGGGTTCTGGTCGGGCAGGGCCAACAAACTGTCCGAGTGAACGCAACACAAGAAGCGTTTTAGCTACAAAACCTGCACGCTTACGCAATTCCTGCATCTGTGTCGAATCGGTGTTGTCGTATTCTCCTGTCGCATAAATTGCACGGAACGACTCGATATACAAGTCAGCGAAATAGCGGTCGTTCTCAGGGTCAGCAGTAATAGCCTGTGTCAGTTTCTGCGCCCATGACGGAACAATGCTTGACAACGGATCTTCGTAAGAACCGAACGGCGATATGACGCTTAACACGTCGTCAAACTCTGGTCTTTCGCCCAACAGTTTTGCGGCAGACATCTGAATGACCGGACCGAAACCTGGAAGCACCTGAAAAGATTGTGATAGTGATTGTGCTGGTGCTTGTAGTTGGAATGATGCGTCCCCGAGGCTTTCGTCAGCAACTTGTTTGCCGATTATGCCTAAGCCAAGTCCGCCGAGTGCGCCAAATCCTGCGGTGGCTACGGAGCTGCGTCCACGACCAAACAATGTTTCAAACAGGATTGCTCCAGCACCTGCACCGATAAACGGCATCAGGTCGGTGGAGAACGGATAGTTGAACATCATTTCTCCGGTAACAGGGTCTTTGTAGAAGAACCCTCTTCCGTCGCCGTCTGGGTCTGCGTCACGGACACCTTGAACCGACACAGCAAGGTTTTTTGCACGGTTCGGTTTCGTGATGACTTCTTTGCCGTAGAACCGCATTGCTTCGCCCCATGCCGGTCCGAACGGGATAGCGATACGCATGATGTCAGTAAAGTTGTTGACTTCCGCAGCGTTGTAAAACACTCGTTTGGTTTCTTCCATTGCGAATGCTTTTGCTGCAAAGGATGCTTCTTCTAGCGATAGCCCTCGAGATGCGATCAGGAGCTGATCGTATTGGCGTTGCGAAACCAGTTTGCCGTCAACAAGGTAACGTCCCTTTGCATCAGGTGTTAACGCTTCTAGCTGGCGGGTGCGTGACGTTGTCGATGGCTTAAATTTGCCTGAGCGCGCATCCTTAATTTTTTGCCACAGTTCTTTTGAACCGACATATCGTGCTGCCCAATCGTCATCCAAAATTTCGTAAGCGTCAGGGCCTTTCGCCGCTACACGTTTTTTTGCTTTTGTCAAGTCTTTTTGTGCGTCAGACACCAATTTTTTGTATGCCCGTTCGCTGATATCACGGCCATCCCAAGTGTATTTGCCGTTAGCATTGGGTTTCAAGCGGGACAGCATGTCAACTTTTTCGTTGAAATATTTGTAGCCGCCTTCGGCAACTGCTTCGTATGCTCGTGCGAGAGCTTCGGGTGACAGTTCGTTGGCGTTAACCAGGTCGTTAATTTTCCTGTAGTAATACTGTCTGAACACTGGTGAACGGTTGAGGAACGCTTCTTTTTTGCCGAACACACTTGAGAAGAAGTGGTTTGTTGTTTGGTCGAACCAGTTTGCTTTTGATTTGCCTGCAATCACTTGGTCTTCGAGGCGTGGGGCAAGTTTGACGTATTCTGGTAGGCGAACATCTGCGTCGGATGCGATAGCAGCGATTTCGTCTAGGAAATCTTGAGTGTATTCGAACGGTTCGTATCCGTCTTCAAGTTTTGCTCCGACGTTGACTTGTCGGAATGCGTCGGATTGTTTTCCGTTGCGACCAACGAATCCTCCTAAAGATCCTGGTTGTGAGTTAGCAATAGCTTGGCGGAGGCTTTCGTAGCCGGTGTTAGCGATGTACTGCTTTTTGCCGTCAACCATTTCGAAACGGGAACCAGTTTTAAGATGCAAACGATCCTCTACAGACTTGACGTACGCTTTCAAGTTGTCAACATCGTATGTGCCGTCAGCGTTAATGAACTTGACTGTTCCTTGTGTTTCTGCGCCGTCAGAACCAATGATTTTGCGGTTTGTCCAACGTGACTGGAGGCCCTGCACATATTGGTTGCCTTGAGGTTGAGTCAAAAAGTTGTTGACAATGTCATTGATTGATTCGTTTCGGGCTAGTCGTCGTGCGACTTCGTCACCAGCTAGCAAACGGATTTCTGTTGCTACACCACGGGCGTAATCGTCTGGGCTGTCAGTTCTTTTTGCTAGAGCGAACCGGCCTGTGCGGATGGCTCGTTCTTGTAGGTACACGGGGTCTTGGAGTTCACGGATTTTTGCTCCGGTTGCTTCAAAGAATTCTTTGTTTGCTTCTCTGGACAAACGTCCAGCTTCGCCAAGCCAGCGTGTGCCTTCAAGGTCACCGATATGTTTGTAGCCCATCATGGACTGTATCCATTGCATCGGGTGGGTAGGCCCTGAAGCAATTCCTCGTGCTGTTGTTTGACGCATGATGGACTCAAGCATGTTACGGAACATATATCCGCCCGTGACGAGGGTGAGTGGCCGCCATACTTTGTTTTGCACAAAGTCCAATGCGGTCACAAATGTGCGTGCGTCACCAAATACCTCTGGGTTTTGTGCAGATTTTGTCCACAGCCATGAGTATTGGGAGCTGACTCGTCGTAGTGCTCGTGGGTCTGGGAAGAACGTAGAGAATTTTTTGACTTCTGTTGACAGGTGTGCGGTGTCTTTGACACCTCCGCCTTTACGAACTTCGATGTCTCCAGCAGCGTTTTTGACTTCGTATGTCAACCCGTCAATAACTGCTGCGTCACCGGCATCGTCGATGTATCCGTAGTTGACGAACTCGTCGACGTTTTTTCGGTACTCGCCAAACATTTGTTCAACGAACTGTCTGTCAATTTTGCGTGCAAGCGGGCCGCTTGTTTCAACAACAGCGTCAATTACTCTTTTTTCCAGCTCGTCTAATACAATTCGAGCTTCGGCACGGTTGTTGCTGCCCAATGCGTCAGTCAAACGCTTAGTGATTAGGTTACGATCTTTTGCGTCAATTCGCACTGTTTTCATGTATGCGTCAGCGTTATCAACAGTTTTTGTCAACGCACGAGTATCTCCTGCATCAACAACGAATTCTCGTCCAGGGACAACTGCGCTTAAGCGGCCAGAGAACCTCGGAGACAAAGAAATTTTGCGACGGGCATCATCAAGCATGCCGATCTTCATGTCGTCAACACGGTACAAACCTGGTTTAGCCAACCCCAAACTGTCTTGCAGCAGCGTGTTGACTTCGTCAAACGAGTTTGCATCAATAACAGACGAATGAAACAAACGGTCTGCTCTAGGGAACAAAGATTTTGCTTCGTCCATTGTCGTGACGTTTTGGATTCGGTCAATGACCGCCCTGCCGGAACCGCTTTCCAGCCACGAATTCACTTTGGAACGCTGAATGTACGGTGTAGCGAAATCTGTTAAACCAGAAACACGACGCAGACCTGCAAGATCAGATGCTTTTGTGACACCTTTGGAAATTGCTTTGCCTCCAGGAACTGAAGGGATAGCGATAGCTGCTGCTGCGTCAACAATGCCGGACAGGATGTTGTATTCGCGTGAACCTGGCTGGGTGAATGTTGTTGCGAAACCTCGACCGATAGTCCAAGCTTCACCGTCGATTGTGCCACGGTAATCTTTGGCGGCTTGCTGCTGTCGTTCGAATGCTGCTTCACCGATGAAATATCCGTTGCCGGATTCTACGCCGGACATGAGCGCACCAAGATCGGTTGATGCTACGAGCCCATCCCAAAAATCTGTTTTAGGAGCCTGGTACAGCTCTTCATATTTTGCGCCGGACGTGCCGCCCTGGGGTACAACTCGTGAAGCAACGTTCGTGACGATCTGTGGTACGAACTCGAGGCCAGCGACACCCCATTTGACACCGCTTTTCAATGTTTCTTGTGCGCCGTCAACAATGCGACCGAAGAAACCTCTGCCGCCCTGTTCGGGTTCTTGGGGGGTTGTTTCGATTTGTGCTTTGGTTGCGTTCAGCCCGAGATTGATGCCGTCGTCGTACGATATTTGTCCGTTTGTGATGCCCTGTGCGATAGATAAAGCGACTCCAGGTTCAATATGTGGAACGTTTTGTACGATCCGATTGGTTATGTCTGAGAGATCAGGCGTGGCTGTTGCACGGTAACTGTTGCGGCGGGACTCAGAAGCGGCAAGTTCACGGTACAGCTGCTCTTCATCGTCAACGGACATATCACGGGGATCACTCACCGGCGACGCTCCCGTAAACGAGCCAACAACAATGCGACACCTTCGTTCGGGTACATTTCGTTTAACACGGCAAGTTGTTCTTCGACTTCGTCAACACCAACCAGTTTGCGTGGCTGATATGAAACACGGTTAGGGCCAGGGCCGAAAGGTGAACCAGCAGTAATTGGTTCATCAGGACGTTCAGTTGGTGCAGTCAAACCTGTAACTGGGGCAGACATTTTTTGTGCTTGAACCTCGGTTGGGGGTGCGCCAGTAGGAACAGCTTGTTGCGATTGGGCCTGTTGCGTTGCTTGGCCGTATGTTTGACCAGTGAATTCGGCTTCAGCCATTGTCAGCCTCCGAGTTGTGCGAGAAGAGCGTCAAGAGAAGGTTCCGCAGGTCCTGGCGGTGGAGCCATCGGTGCCTCGGCACCCATACCTGGCATTGCCAAACCTGGCATACCTTCAGGTGCGCCAGCCGGAACTTCTTGTGCTTGACGTTCACGGGCTGCTTCATCAATTTCTGTGACAGCGTCAAACAACGATTTCTTTTCCAACATTACTTTCTTAACCAGCGCTGCAAGATCGGCTGGCTGGTATGGACCTTCCGGGTTGGCTGCTTGCTGCTGGATCGATGCTAGCAGCGCGGACTCTACGCCTTCAGCGGTGATGCGATCATGCTCTAGTTCTGGGTCACCGATCATCGGGTCGGCTTCACGGGCAGATTCTTTTGACATCATGCCAGTACCCATGCGCTGTCCGAGGCCAACAATCAAGTTATTTACGTCGGAACCAGATGCAGAGTACGAAACGTAGTGGAAGTCGGTTTCCCAAATTTTGTTTGGTGTGTAGTCAACTTTGCCGGACTGTGCGCGTCCCGGCATGAAGAACGATTTGGGTTGCGAACCGAAATAAGCTTTCTCGATTGCGATAGCAACCTTGTCTTCTTCCAGCAGAGAGGATGCAAACAGGTCTTGTGCTTCCTGCACTCGGTAGTCCACGACTGCTGACAGCACGTTTTCGCCACGGCGACCTGTACGAATGTTTGTGCCAGATTCGCCACCGAACTCTGCCGGGATTGCACCTTCCAAACGTTCCTGCCGTTCAATGCGGTCAAGAGCCGTATCGGTTTTGTAGCCGGGGTTGACCTGCTGGATTTGTAGGTCGCCACCTTTGATGATGCCCAGCTCACCACGTTTGCCGTCAGCTAACGCAATAATTTCAGGGTTCTCGCCGGGGCGGGCAACCAGATATTCGTCTGGGAAAATGCCTCGCTCAATGGCGATTTCTGTTAATGCTTGCAGACGCGCACGGGTGTAGAACATTCCGAGCATGTCATCGAACTGTCCCCTGGGGGTGTCAAGTGTGATGCGTTGCGGGATAATTACTAGGGGGCAACCGGCACGGTTAACGATGCGCTCCAGTTCAAGCACTTCCATACCGGCACGTTCCATGTAATTCAGCGACGGGTCATCCTCTGCGCCCAGCACACCGACCACAATTTCGTTCTCGCAAACATATTCCAGCAACGTGAACTGGGTGTCTGGTTCTGGTCGGCCAACCCGTAGACGGCCATCAACCTGCGGACCGTACATTTGGATGAGCCACGAGTACGGTTTGCGGTAGGTAAAGATCACGTTTTCTGGGACAGGGTTGTCTGGATCTTCGTTCGGTGACGGGTAGGTGTCAAGCGGGTTACGCAAATGCCATTTCGGTGCGTTCGTGCGGAAACACGGCTTCACCACGACAGGTGACATTGAGTAGCCGAGCAGATGTCGGGCGCGTCGCCGGAGCTTCATGTTCATCCGGTTCTGATCCCACATCGCCAACATTGCTTTGTGTCGCAACGAAGCCAAATCTTTAGAACGTTCCGAACCTTCCTTCATTGGAGGGAAGTACGGGTGTGGCATTGTGGATGCAACACGCATTGACATTTGGTCAAGGCCGACAGACAGCAGGTTGGCGACAGATGCTTTAGCGTTCTTGTCTAGTTCGTTCAACGGAACGATCACGTCGCCTTTGGCAAGTTCACGCACCTTCAACATTTGGTCGTGGACTGGACCTAGTATCCGGCGACGATGATTGTACATCGCTACAATTTCTTCGATAGTCCTCACGCGCACTCCAAGATAGTTGACAGTCTTACGCTAAGGATACCATTATCCACAGCAGTGGTGCTTTAATCCGCAGTGTGGGCATCGCCAACGAGTAGCTACGGGATCAAATTCTTTTCCACAGTTCTCGCAAGGCATTATGTACCAACCAAAAATGAGGGTCGCCACATGCGAGGTGGACGTTTAGGTTCCGTCAACTTCGGGGCGTGCAACAACATAAACCACAACGCCATCGCCAAGTCCGTGCCCTTTTTCTTATCACGAGTCCAAGTTTCCAACTCTTGCACCAACGCCAACGTTTTCCAGTTCTCCGACATGCGAGGCAACCGCAACGAACCCGACCTGACAACCGGAGGGATCAACGCTTCCAAACCAAAGTTCTCATCCAGCTTGTTGCGTGACGTGGTATGCGGAATGATTAGCACCTGTCGTAACGCCTGCCAACGTCGCACAAAATCGTGTGCCAACAAAAACCGTTGCGCTGCGTTAATCTCAACAACAATATGTGACACCGGATAACCCATGTCCTCGGCACGATCACACCAGTCGTCAAGAATTCCGGTATATCGGCCAGTGGACATATCGTAACCGAGCAGGTCTTCTGCTGTAAGTTTGGTGCGTTCTATATCGACAACGTGATACAAACCAAGATCGGGCTGATAGATAGTCCAAATAACCCCCCAAAAGTTTGCTGGCGAAGGGTCAACCGAAATGATTGACACCCACGGCGGTTTCAACCCACGAGTAATGTTTCCTGGGAAACGGTCACGGTCAATACAACCCGGATATTCCACACCGTCTGATGCGATGCCGCCAATCAACTGTGGGCGTTCCACAAGCTGATAATCCAAATCGATGTCTTCTTGCTGGTAGACGACACGGAACTTTTGTGGCTGGTTGTATCGGATGAACGACAGGTCTTTCCACGGTAAACGTACCGGATCTAGCAACGGTCCTTCCGGCCATGCCGGTGAACTTTTAGAACGCGACTGTTTGCCGGTGTCCAGCTCTTCGTAATACGCTTTGTAAACAAGATGATGGTATTTGGGTACACGCACCGGATCGGCCAAAGCGTCCTCAACAGTTGCGTCTTCGCCGTCATCCTCTTCAATGTCGTCATAGGTCACTTTGTCTAAACAATGTTTGTACAAGTCGCCTGGACCGAGCCTCTGACCGATTACATTCACTAGCCCGCCAGGGTCGCAACGTGCCTCAGCCATTGAGTCCCAGCGTTCCAGCAGCCGGTCACGGGCAACAGATTCTTTAGCGTTCTCCGGTGAGGCAACATCGTCAAACAAACATAGGTCGGCACGGTGACCGATGAACTCTGAGTCGATACCGTACGCAGAAACGGTGGGTTCTTTGTTGTCTAGCCCGCCAGGAATGAACTGTTCTACCACGAATTCTTCTGCACGCCACAACGAACCGGAAGCCAACGGTTTGAACCGGCCATAATCTTGGGCCAAACAGCCTTCAGCGTCAATTGTCAACCCTTTTTTCACCATTTCAGGGTCAGCAATTAGGCGGGTGGGTCGTTCAAGGGTTTCACGGATACGACGGGAGTATTGTTTCGCTAGTGTTTGCGATATCGAGCCGATAAGGACTCGAATCGCACGATTTCGTACTATGCACCAGACTGCTACGTCGTGAAAAAGGGTGGATTTTCCGGCACCGGGTGGACAGTTGAGTACAAGAAACTCTTTTTCTTCAGACTCGAGGTGTTGAACAATTTTGTATGCGGCATCTACCTGCCAGGGTGACGGGACTCGACCTAGATAGACACGCCGGAAGTAATCAAAGTCGTCCCAGCCGCGTTTTGCTCGTTCCGACAGACGCTCATACGGGATGACTGGTGGCAGGTCGGTGGCTTCGTCCAAGCTTTGGCGTAGCTGTGCGCGTTCACGACCGGATTGTGCTCCAGCTTTTTTGACAGCAAAGTCGGCTGCTTGTTGTTCGGCAGCAATTTTTCGTTTCTTGGCATCCCATTTTTGGCCGGTGTTGTAATGAATGCCAGCTATTTTGCAAGCTTCTTTGATGGAGATGCCTGCTGCGCGTGCTTCCCAGAAACGGATTTTGTCTTCGGCAGGAACGTCACGTCTACCGCTGTTTGTTGTGCCAGCCATTAGACACATCATACACGAGGAGCGGGCCGGGGAAACCAAACAAAACCCGACCCGCTTCACTCGGGGTGTAACCAGCGGAAAGGAACTACGCCGGTTGACACAACTATATCACCAACAACATGATAACGTGCACATCGGGAACAACAGAAAGGAAACAACATGAGCGCAGAAGCAGTCGGCTACGTCTACCGGCACTCGCCATACAGCGGAGCAACATTCACCATCCACCTCGCAATCGCAGACACAGTGTCCGACCAAAACCACAACCAGTTCTGGATGTCAACCGACAACCTTGCATCCAAAACACGGACCTCGAGAAGAACCGTACAAAAAGCCATCGACCAGCTATGCAACGACTTTTTCATCATTGAAACCCGGCCAGCAACCCAACACCACCCGGCAACCTACCGATTCCTATTCCCTCCTGTGGATATCTATTACGAAACACGCCCAGGGGTGCAATCTGTGCATCCAGGGGTGCAATCTACGACACCCAGGGGTGCAACCACTGCACCCAAACCCAATAGAACCCAAGAACCCAAACACTCTTGCTCACCTGACGGTGAAGCGTTTAACAAATGGTGGGAGCTATACCCAAAAAAGGTCAACAAACAAAACGCCATCAAAGCATGGAACCGTCACACCAAAACCGTCAACCCGGAACACATCATCGAAGCAACCCGCAAACAACTAGCCACCCCAGAAACCGCACTCTCACGAGATCCCCAATACATCCCTTACCCGGCATCCTGGCTTAACGCAGGCTCATACGACAACGACACCACAGAAACCAGCGACCCTGTACGCGCATACGACCGTCCCCCACGCCCACAATGCCCAGCATGCGACTCCACCGGCTGGACAAGCTTCGAAGACGATCAAGGCCGCTACTACGCCACCCAATGTGAGGAATGCAACTAATGCCATTCGCATACTACGGGGCGAAAACACGACTAGCCCGCTACTACCCGCCACCACAACACCACACCATCATCGAACCATTCGCAGGATCAGCCGCATACTCCATGTTTCACATACACAAAGCAAAACGCATCCTGCTTATCGAAAAAGACGAAGCAGTAGTCAACCTCTGGCACAGACTCCAAAACATGACATTACAAGACCTTGACAGAATCGACAAAGAACTTGACAAACAACGAACCACCGAACCACTCATAGCCGGACTCGGAGGAGGAACCAGCGTCCACGCCACACTCAGCGGAAAATCCAGACAAATCACACCCTGGATGAAAACAAAATGGCCCCAAAAAAAGAAAATGCTCAAAAAAATTTTGCCACACCTCTACAAAATTGAAATACGCTGCGCCGACTACACCGAAACCCCCCAAATCGAAGCCACCTACTTCGTAGACCCCCCATACCAACTCAACATCATCAACCCAAACCGCAGCATCAACGACCAAGCAGGCAACGGATACAGACACGGAAGCCAACACATCAACTACCAACACCTCGCACAATGGTGCCAACAACTACCAGGACAAACCATCGTCTGCGAACAACAACCAGCCAACTGGCTCCCCTTCAAACCATTCCAACAACACAACAACATCAACCAACAAAAACGCACAGAAGTAATCTGGACAAACCAGCCGCACTGGGAACAACTCGAGCTACAAATCTGATACACTCTAAACCACGCACCACGCAGTGCTCGGTCGTACCCTCGTTGCACAGGGCGGGACGAAACCCACGGGAACGTGGTCGATCTCTCATGCCCTCAAACGAACCCATAAGAACTCTCTGCGGGCAGGAAGACGAGAGAAGCACGAACCGGCGACGGCGAAAACAAAACACTAAACGTGAAGCTCCACGACAACGAGCGGGAATCAGGAACAGCGGCACCCTGATGGGGGACAAACACACCCATGTAGGAAAACCCTCCTACCTCTCCAACCTCTCCTACACATCACCACAACAGATAACAAGAAAACCACACATCTCAAACACAGATAATAAAGATATACACCTGCATAGGGCTCGGCATACCCCCGGTCGAGGATTCTGCAAGCAGACGGTAGGGGGGTGGGGTATTACAGCAGCCGCCGGGGGCGGCTTCCTCAGGGTTTGGAACCTGAGAGGGACTGGTATCCCGTCAGTAAAACTCTGCCAGTAGAGATACAGGGGGCGAGGGAGCGAAGCGACCGAGCGAAAAAATTTTGGCAGGATGTATATGTATGCATGACGGTGCATAGCGTGATAGTGGCATGTGTCACGTTCACTCACTGCTCCGATCACGTCGGGCTGGCGGTTGTGCCACGCCTTGCTGGTTTGGTGGTGGTTGGTTTGTTGGTTGGGTGCGTGGTTTGGGTGGTTGTGGGTGTTATCCTCGTTTGTGTGGGTCGGCGTGGGGTCGGCTCCGTTATTGAAAGGAATGTGTTATGCATCGTTTGGATTTGGGACAGTGGGGCGTAGTCGATGCGTCTCTTCGTTGGGTGGAGCGTGATTTGCGTTCTGCTTTGGCGGTGTTGCGGGCTGTTGTTGCTCGTGGCGATTCGTTCGAGGGGGTCGCGGTGTTTCGTTCTCCTCTTGATGGGTGCGATTATGAGGTGAACGCTGGGCTGGTTGCGTCTGGTTGGGTTGCTGATGAAATTGAGCGTTTCGAGTCGGTGCTCGATGATGTGCAATCGGTGTGGGAGGTCGTGTTGGAGGTGGCGCAGTCATGAGTAATGAAATACAGGCTTATTACTCGCGTATTTTTCATATGGGGCAGTGCATCGCCGCGCTTCGGATTGAGACTCGTACGGGTCTTACGCATTCTCGAGGTTCGATACTCCAGATGGTGCGTGTTGCTTATGGCATTAAGGCTCGTACGAAGGTCGGTGCGCTCGAGGCGCTCGAGGCGTTGTATCTCGAGGAGACTGGGCAGGCGTTCGGGTTTCGTAATTCGGAGGTGTCGTCATGAGTTTTGAGCGTGGCGAGTTGTACACCATCGAAGCGGCGTTGCGTTGCGCGCTCGATGAGTATCGGAAGGCTTCGGCTGAGTTGTCGGCGGTTGCTGATGAGTTGCGGGCGGGTTCGTCCATTCCTCCGTTTGCGGATGGTGAGGGCGGTGCTCGTGCGGCGTGGCGGTTGTCTGAGCAGTTCGCTCAGCAGGTGCTCGAATGCGAGAACCTTCTCGAAGTTGTGTCTGATGGGGAGGTGATCCGATGAGCATGCGAGACGTTCAAGTGTCTGTGCCTGCTTCGCTGTTTCATGCGTTGTGGTCTGACTTCGTCGAATATCGGGAGGCGCGCATCGATCAGTGGGGCGACACTGGTGACCTGTTTGGTCGTGTGTGGTGTGTGCTCGGCTCTGGGGCTGATGTGGTGTCGGTTCCGGTGCGTGTTTTGTCGGTCGATGTGGGTGACCATGCGGGGGCAGAAGCTTTTGCTGTGGTTGCTACTCGTGGCGATGAGAACGCGGCCGAGTGGCGTGTCGCGTTGTCTGATCTTTTCGATGTGGATTGGGGCGAATCATGAGTGTGGCGGACATTTGCCAGAATTGTGGCCTACCGTTTGAACGTTGTTTGCATCTTTCGCAATGCTTTGTGTGTTGGTTCATGTCTTGGGACTTGCACGACCGCGACTGGCATGACTGCATCGGGTGCGAACAATGACTGCGGTGGCGGTTGGGCGTGTTGTGCGTCGTTCGTTGCCTGCGTCGGCCTCTGTGGTGCTCTCTGAGTGCTCGTGTGGTGCGTCGGTGGTGGTTCGTCTTTCTGCTGATTCGAAGACATCTCCGGCGGGCGTGTGGGGCTCTAAGGGTGCGACCGCTGTCTATGCGAACGCCATCGCAACGACTGCGGGACCGCGTTCGGTTGGGGGCTCGTGTGTCGGGTTCACTGAGTCATGTCGGTCGTGCTACGGCAAGAGCCTCGAACGTTATTCGGCGTTCGAACGTTTGGCGGCTGACAACCTCGCAACGTTGCAACACGTCGAGCAGTGCGGCGGGGCTCGTGCGTTGTCTCGGGTGTTCGTCGACATCCTCGACCATGTAGCGGAGCATCAACGGCGGGACGGGCTGGAGCGTGTCACGTTCCGCTGGAATATGTCCGGCGATATTTGGTCGGAGCCGGTAGCGCGGGCAATTGCGTCGGCGCATCGGGCGCGGCCAGACGTTGAAGGCTGGCTCTACACGCGGACGTTGGGCGCTGTTCGTCATCTCGTGCGAGGTGGCGACAACTTGCGCGTGTATGTCTCGGCAGACCCTCACAACTTGCTGAAGGCGGCGCGTGTCGCTGTGCGTCATCAAGTACCTTTAGCGATTTTGGCGGACGATTCCGAACAGGCGCGGAAGATGTGGGACGCGGTGCGAAGTGTTTCGGGCGCGTGGGCTGTGTTGTCGGGGTTGCGGCAATGTCCAGCGGCTGGCGGCAAATGGTCAACGGACGGACGCGGGCCAGCGCACATCGTCGGCGTAGACGGTCGTAGGCGGTCGCTGGAATTTGGCGGGCTGGTGCGTGGCGCGTGCGACGTGTGTCGGCTGTGTCTTCCGTCGGGGCTCGGTGCGTCGGTGCTGTTCTTGCGTCGGGGTGCTGGTCGTGATCTGTTCTCATCGGTTCCGGTGTCGATTGGGGCGAAGTCATGAGAGGCGACACGGCACAGATATCGGACGCGTTCGCACTGCTGGCGGTGCTCGTAATCGGTTGGGGCGTGCTGGTCGCGTGTCGACCTCGGCGGGTGTTCTGTCGGTGCGGGTTCCGTCTGTTGCGTTCGGGTGAGTGTTCGAGGCGTGGCGGGTGCGGGT